TCGGATTCAAGGTAGGTTGGGGTTTCTGTAATTCTCCCCAAAGCATCCATATCTCCCGCTCTATCGTATAGAGGAGATTCAGTTACCTCACCAAGGGTGGGACGATCTCCAACCTGCTCCTTGGCGGCATACTCACCCATCTCATCCAGTGTAGGAGCAGCAGGGAGTTCGCCCGGAGTGTAACCCTGCGTAAGCTCACCAAGCAACTCTCTTGCAGCAAATCCAGTGGGATCGCTCCTTTCAATTAAATCCTTTGCTTGATCTACAAATTCGGGGCCGTACTGCTCGGCAAGGTCGAGCATGAACTGCGCTCGTTCCGGAGATGTTTCCTGCTCAAACTCCCATTTCTTTCGGGCAAGATCAATATCGCCCAGCCCTGTAAAGTCAGTTTCTATTGCTTCATTTCTGTCTACTACATTGTCCTCGGAATCAAGGTAGACTACATCTTGCGTTGTTCCGTCCTCTAACTCCCACCCAATAAGCTGCTGAACTTCCTGCGTTGCAGGAACGTCATCACCCATCTCTGCTATCTCTTGGGTTAGGTCGTTGTAATGGGTTCCCTCTTGCGGCCCTTCTTGGATAACCCCATGACGGTCAAGAGCGAAGGTTTGAAGACCGCTGCCCGCATTGTATCTAACGCTTTCGGGATAGGTTACTCCCAAGTCGATGACGGTTGTTTCGTAGAGAGGTGTAGAACCCTCGCTAGGCATGTCGGCATTGAGAACCCGATAACCTTCCTTGATAAGAGGCTCACCAAACTGCATGGCGCGTTCAAGCCTCTTCAGACCCTTCGCTGATTCTATGTTCGCGGCGGAAATCTCCGATGCGGTTGGCGGTGTAGGTGCTGGAGGTGGTGATGATTTGCCCATGATATTATCCCTTTAGTAATCTTCTCCTTGCTTGCCCCATTGGGACGCAAACTGTTTTGTCATTATGCTTCGGCCTAACCCAAGCCATTGTCTCACATTGATGTCCAAGATCATTAAACATCTTTGTATAAAGCTCCTTCATAACTCCTTCACCCTTGGCTACTGTAGCATCTACAAAGCATATCTTTCCACCAGTATCGGTATAATCCTTATGGCATCCCGACTCATCATCCACAAACCGAACAAGGGCTACTCCTTTCAGTTCCCCGTCCCGTACTACTGTCCAGTACCTCTTCTTGACGATGAACCACTCCACCCATTTCAACATGAGTGCCTTGTCCCACTTGCGACAATGCCCAAGATGCCTATGGCAGAAGAGGCCCACTGTTAATGTCATTATATCCAAGGCTGTCATCGTTGCGGATTGATTGTATCTGTGAAGGCAGACGTTTTAATGGCTTGAAGAGCCAATCTTCCGGAGGTTGTGACTGCGGTAAACTGTATCTCCTTGAATTTATTCTTACTCAAGAGGTTATAACCCTTCACAAAGTGGGATTCACGGTTTTCCACCGTAACCTCCCCCAACAACTGGCGTGTAGCCCATCCGGTGATGGGATCACCGCCTTCATCAAGGATTTCATCGTCTCCCTCGGTCAACAGGAGCAGGTCATCGTCTCCCATGTTCTTTAGGAAGTAGAATTTAACGTCTTGGTCTTGATTATAGTAAAAGTTCTCCAAATCAAACTCAACTTGGTAGCCGAGCTTGTTGGAATACATTTCGCCGTAGTTATACCCCCGTGAAATCACTTCAGACAGGTAAACAGAGGTGTCATCCATGTAATCGGACACCGTTGCGTCCTGTTCATTGACGAAATCCCTCCAAGTATAGAATTTACCCTCTTCATCCCCGAAACTTAACCGCATCTCACCTCCAAAAGCTGAAACTATGAAGCAACGCGGCTTCCATCCCACCCAAAACCCGCTCCAACTCTTGTGGATGGTGTTGTATACCAGCGTATAGTTGGGGTAAGCAGACCCATCCAATGGGACAGACAACATAAAACGGTTCCCGTAAAAGATTGAGGCGCATTTACCCCATTGAGCTTGGTTTATGCGGTTGATGAAGTCGTCAATAGGCGCGGAGATAGCCACATTCACTGCTGCTTGCGCTCCAGCCTCAATGTTGGACACGCTTTGGATACCTTCCCTGCTCAAGAAGTAGACATCCGATCCCACCTGCTGCACAGACTTGTGACCAACACAACCCACACGATCTGAAATCAAGCTGATTGTCCAATCACTGACATCCTGTGCAGGGTTCGCGTCTACCACCCACACACTACGCTCCTTTAACACCACTAACTTAAAGTCGTACCAAGGGCAGAGGGCAACTATAGGATCACCGTCTCCTCGTGTAACACGAATCTGATCTCCGGCAACGTCCCAGCTTTGTCCGTCCAATATTCCGCTTACATAAATCACATCCTGTGGAACAGACGTATCTGCCGAGCAACAAAAAAGTCTGTTAGTGTGGGAAGTTAACAGCTTGGGCTTTGAGGGTAATTGACTGACATGAGCAACCCCTGTTGCAGTCGTGCCGGATGTAGGAGCGGAGAAGGTAACAGTGGGAGGGGCTGAAGAGGAATAACCCGTTCCCTCGTTGGTTATATCCACCCGCGCCACTCCAAGGTTGTAACCCAAGACGGCTGTTCCTGCTGCTGCGCCTCCACCGGAGATTGTCACGGTAGGCACAGCATCATAACCGCTCCCACCCTCGGTCATCGTGATGGAAGTCACCTTGCCAGCAGTAATGCTGGAGCCTGTCCCTGCCGTGTCCACATACTGTAAGGCTTCGGAACCATCACACCAAAACATCCGGTCTGATAGTTGGGCAAAGAAAACATCTGTCCCACTGAAGGTGGTTATGGCTGCGGAGAAAGCTGTTCCGTTTTGCAGGTAACGGATGTTCTTGACCGAAGCTCCATCGTATTCGGCAAGTATCACCATTTCAGTGGAGGTATTGTCTAGCACCGCTGCGCTAATAATCGCACCATCCAAGTCGTCTGAACCCCATACCCTTGAGGTGACTGTCTCCCACACGTCCGTGGCTTCCTCCCACCTATCTCCGGCTGCACTGGTCAATCCTTGAGACGCGCCCCTGCGCGTGACGAGGTTGCCGAACACGTCAAAGTCAATATTCTGTCCAGCAGTATAAGCTCCCTGCTTAATAATGTTGCGGCGCACATTACTGGCTTGCCCACCCGAAAACCCTACATCCCCGTCTAGGAGGATTTGGTCATCAGTCGCGCTGTTCTCTAGTAATGGCATTTAGTTCTTTGGCCCAAAGTCAGCCACGCTCCCGTGGAAATCGTAGTCATCGTAGGTGTAGGGAATAATCCGGCTAATGGATTGTCTCTGTCCATTCTCCAAGTCCTTCATTATCTGTACCTGCGCAGCAGCTTCTTGGTACTTGATCTGCGCCTTTCCGTACTGCCTCGACCTCTCCAGCATATCCCCCTCGGCAAAAGCGAGCAGGGCATTGTCCACACCATTCAGAGCAGGGGTGTCATCGTCTCCCAGTGCCACCCAGTTCAGTTTACCCAAGACAAACACGTTGCCAGCCGTCTTCGGAACCGGAACAGGCTTGAGCCTACAGTTCCCGCTGGAATCTTTTGGCAGGTTAATAAAGTTGGTAGGGTTGGCTCGTCTACTGGTTACATCCTCCCACGCATTGGGATCAATCTGAAAGAACGTCATCCATGAGTCGTTCAGCATATTAAGCCCGTCATCCTTGCCCGTCTCGGTGAACTTCAAAGCTACAGGGAAATCTACCTTCGTAGTAGGCGTGGAGGAAGATTGATAGAAGGTGATAGACGGAGCATCGGACAGGCTGATGGACGTGTCTCCCGCTGCTACTGATTGGGTCACTACCCCCATAGATTCAGTCCACAACCCCGTGTCCCAAATCATTTGGTATCTGCGATTGATGAAGCTCTTGCACACTGTCACCGAATCATCATCAGTATCAGAGAGCTTCGTCGTTACAAAATCTGCTAGTTCAGTTAATGTCATGGCTTATCCTGCTGAAATCTTCACTGTACCGGAGTCACTCCAAAGCGCACCTGCTATTGCTGGGTCAGAGGTGGGCATGCTTGCAACAATCACATTACCCGAAGTGTCGATGGTTAAGGCGGGTGTGTCTCCAGCAGCTCCATCAATGATCTTGAAGTTCCCGTCGTTGTTGTCCATGCCAACACTCCACACGTTAGCACCTGTTCCCGTGAGTTCAAATTGGAGGAAGTTGTCTCCCTCACTTTCTAGGGACAATAAACCAATTGGCGCAGCGGTGCCTATTCCGACGTAGCCATTAGAGTCGATTCGCATTCTTTCGGCAAAGCCACCGCTGCCTTTGGTTGCGAAAGATAATTCACCGTAACTGCTTGTTTGGCTTGTAGTTACTCCAAATATTCCCGATGTAATATTGCCTCCGCTTGAGTCAAAGCGAATGAAGGAGTAGTTATCGTCGGTAGCATGAGTGTTCCGTAAAGAAATTCCTGCACCTGCCACGCTTGAGGG